ATGAATGAACTTCAGTTACTAGACCTCGCGAAGGCCCTCGCATCGCATAGGGGGCTCTCCCTGTCGACGATCTCGACCTATGCCGCGAACGACGGAAAGTTCTTTGGCAGTCTCGCGACCGGTAGCGGGTGCACGGTTAAGCGCGCGGCTGCGCTGCTCGCTTGGTTCGATCAGAATTGGGACCGGGACCTCGAATGGCCCCGCGACATCCCCCGCCCATCCAGCAAACAGGGGGACGCCGCATGAGCGAACGGATTGGCCTACGGCTTGGAAAAGGCATGCGCGCGCGGCTGCGTGAGGAGCTTGTCATTCATGGGCTGAGCGGCGCGGATATGGCGCGCGCGCTCGGGATTAATCTCGATGATTGGGTTGAGATCGAGGAGGGGCGCGCGGGCATCGACGACACGCTTTATTTCGCCATGAGTGATGCGGGCATCGATATGGCTTATGTGATTGGCGGCTTTCGCGACGAGGTGGTGACGCCGGTTTTCCTGTCGTCGCGGGGCGCGGCATGGCGCGCGGCGCATCCCTGCCTGATGAAAACGCACGGGCCGGGCCGCCGCAACGCTTACTGCCTGCGCTGCGGCGAAACTGTCAGTGTCGCGCTCCCGGAGGTGTGCCCAGCACGTGCTCCCACGCGCGCCGTATCCCATGGTGACAGTCAATGATCCGGTCGGCGATGACATCCTCGCGGTTCGCGACGTTAAGCGCGCCGGGCACGGCTGAGAGTGCCGCCTCCGCGAGGCGCACCGCCATGCGGAACGCTTCCAGTTCTGTCAGTTCATCTTGCTTCATCAGTTCCCTCCATCGGTTTGTTGGCAGCGACGATGGTAGGGCGCGCGCGGGCGGGGTGTCGAGCCTCGTCCGCGCCACCGGGGGTGTCGCATGAGCCCGCGCCCCATGCCCGGAACCGGGATCATTCTTGCTTTCGCGTTTGCCCTGATCTTCTGGGCCGTGGCCGCCGCAGGCCTGTCCGTCGCGGTGTTGCGCCAAGGTGCCGCCCCTGAAACACCCCCTTCAACACAGGATTTAATGTGATGCGGTTATCTGATCTCATTCCCGATGCAGGCCAGTTGCAGGCCGAGATCGCGGCCATTCCGCAGGCGCTGCGCGTCGCACTGGCCCTGCAGTTGGTGCGCGACATCGACGAGCCGTGCTGCGCGTTGCCGCTGATGCGCCTGAGCCGCTTGGCCGAGGATCATCACCTGTCGATCCGCAGGGCGGATTTCATCCGGGAGCGCGCCCGATGATCCGCCGCCTTGCCCATAAGTTTCGTCTCCGCGCGCGTGCTGGCCTGTGCGCTGCGCGGTCCCTGCGCCCCGGCTGTGCCCAGTCTGCTTGCTCCGGCCGGGGCGTTTTTTCTGTCATCGGTGATGTGGTGGGGGCTTTGGCGCTGTTCGTCCTGCTCTTTGCCCTTGCCAGTTTCGGAGGGTGAACGGGATGGACCTGCATGTTCAAAGATGGGGCCACGGCTACGCCGTTTTCGACGGAAAGGCGCGGGTCTCCGGCGCGTTCAGCAACCGCGACATCGCGTTGCGCGCCCAAGACCGGATGCAGGACGAGGCCCTGAAGGCCAAGCACGCCCGCAACCGCCCCTGCCTGACCTGCGGCACCGAGTTCTGGTCAACGGGACCGGGCCACCGCATGTGCGGCAACTGCCGCACCAATTGTGCCGGGCTCGACGCCCAGATGGTGGGCTGATGCACCATGCGCCGCTCACCTCGCCCCGCCTGCAACGGGTGCTTGCCGTCCTCAAGGACGGCCGCCCGCACACCACGCGCGAGATCGTGCGGCGGGCGCATGTGGTGGCGGTGAACAGCTGCATTTCCGAACTGCGCGCCAACGGGGCGGAGATCCTCTGCACCCGCGAGCGCAAAGCCGACCGGCTGATCTGCCGGTACACAATGACGAAGGCCCCAGAATGACCCAAGATAAAGCAAACGTCGAAGAATTGGCCGCGATGGTGCGGGATAAATCCCAAGAGCTTCTGAGCCGCGCCCGGACCCTGCGGGTCCGGATCGAAACGCAAGAAGACGAGCCGAGCGAATTCTCAATCCAAATGGTGCGCGCGAGCCTTCAGGCCGTTGAATTCTGGCTTGATCAGCTTGAAAAGGCGGCGGTTAAATGATTGAGCACCTTTCCACAATCGCCGAACTGCCGATTGAAGCGATCAAGGTCGAAGACCGGCTGCGGAATGTTTCGCGCAAGCATGTCGAGAGCCTGAAGGCGTCGATCCGCCAGAGCGGGTTTCGTGGCAAAATATGGGTGCGGCGTAAGAAGGACGGCGACTATCTAGTCGAGGGGCTGCACCGTTTGACCGCGATGCAAGAACTTGGCGAGACGGTGGTCCCTGTTGATCTCTTTCGCTGCAACGACGCCGAAGCCAGAATGATGGAGATCGACGGCAACCTTGCCAGTCAGCCCCTTATCCCGGTCGATCTGGCGTTGTTTCTGGCTGAACGAAAGTCGGCCTATGAACGGCTTCACCCGGAGGCTAAAGCGGCGACCGGGGCGGGCCTTGCATCCAAGCGATGGGATACGGCGGAAATGATTTCCGTCGCATCCTTTGCCGAAAGCGTTGCGGAAAATCTTGGTCTTAGCGAGCGCCACGTTCGCAACTTCGTGCGCGCAGGCAGTCTCCTGCGGCGCGAGGAGATAGAGCGTCTTCGTGCCGCTCCAAAGCGGGTCGAGGTGATGGACCTGATTGATATCGGCAAAATGGGCGAGGCTGAGGAACGAGGTTTCGTTGTAGAAGAACTATCAGCCGGGCGGTCAAAAACGGTCAAAGCCGCACGCGAGGCGTACCGCGCCGCGCGCGGGGAGGCACCGGCCCCGGCCAGCCCCAAAGACGCCACCCTCGCGCGCCTCATGGACGCATGGGACCGCGCGGGCAAGGGCGCGCGCATGGCGTTTCTCGAGGAGCGCGGCGCAGAGGTTGCGGCGCTGTTTGGCGAGATTGAGCAGGGGGGTGCGGCATGACTGGACCCGCCCCTGCGCAAGAGTGGTGGTCTGCCGCCGAGCTGGCCGAGGCCGGACTGCCCGACCTACCCGGCACAAAGCGCAAGGTCAACGATCTGGCGGTGCGCGAGGGCTGGGCACGGCACCCCGGAAAGGTCCGGCGGCGTAAGGGGGTCGGCGGCGGCGTCGAGTATCACTGGAGCATCTTGCCACTGCGCGCCCGGATGCGGCTCAGCGCCGGTCTGGTCGCGGCTCCGGCGGATAAGCCGGGGACGGGCGAGGCATGGGAGCGCTATGCGGCGGCGGGCGACAAGGCGCGCGCCGAGGCCGAGGCGCGGCTTGGGGCCATTGCCGAGGTCGAATTGTTGGAAGGGGCCGGGCTGACCCGCTCGGCGGCCGTGCGCGAGGTCGCGCGCAAGCTGGGGCGGTCTGACAAATCCCTCTGGAATTACCTCGGGCAGGTCGAGGGCGTCGCACGCGCTGACCGGCTGGCCTACCTCATCGACGGGCGCGCGCTGCGGCGCTCCCCCGGCCAGAGAAATGACATTGATCCCGAGTTCCTGTCGCTTGTGCGCAGCGATTGGCTGCGCCTGTCGCAGCCCTCTCTCACCAGTTGCTATGACCGCGCCGAGCGCGTCTGGATATCCGAGCGGCGCAACAGCGCCGTGCCGCCCCTCCATCAGGTGCGGCGCTGGCTCAAGGCCAACGTCTCGGCCCCCACCGAGATTTTCATGCGCAAGGGCGCGGAGGCACTGCGCCGCTTTTATCCCGCCCAAGTCCGCAGCAAGGCGTTCATGGTGCCATTGGAATGCGTTGTGGGCGACTTTCACAAGTTCGATAACTTCGTTCGCTGGCCGGGTTACGGCAAGCCCGTGCGGCCGCAGATGATGGCTTGGTCGGACGTCTATTCCGGCAAGCTCTTGGCTTGGCGCCTGTCGCCCACAGCCAACAGCCACACGGCACAGCTGGTGACCGGAGATCTGATACGCAAATGGGGCATCCCGCAGTCGGTACTTATGGACAACGGCAAGGAGTTCGCCGCCAAGGCAATGACCGGCGGTGACAAAGGCCGCAACACGTTCAAGGTCACAGACGAAGACATTCCCGGCCTCCTGCCGCTCTTGGGCGTCGATATCCATTGGGCCACACCCTATTCAGGGCAATCCAAGCCCATCGAGCGGGCGTTTCGCGATCTTTGCGACCGGGTGGCGAAGCACCCCGCCTTTGACGGGGCCTATACCGGCAACAAACCGGAGGCCAAGCCGGAAGACTACGGTACCCGCGCCATCCCGCTCGAGGAGTTCCGCCTCGTTCTCGAGGACGAACTGGCGCATCACAACGCCCGCCCCGGACGGCGCAGTGAAGTGGCCATGGGACGGTCGTTCAACGAGGTGTTCAACGAGGGCTATGCCAAGGCGACAATCAAACGCGCGACGGACGAACAGTTGCGCCTCTGGCTCCTGCGCGCCGAGGGTGTGCGGGCCAAGACCGGCAACGGCGCGCTCAAGCTCTACGACACGGAATACTGGTCCGAGTGGATGTACCGGATCGCTGGGGAAAAGGTGGTTGCGCGGTTCGACGCGGACGATCTGACAGCAGGGCTGGAAGTCTACGATCTGGCGGGCCACTACCTTGGCCATGCAGAGTGCCGCGAGGCGGCACCATTCTTCGATGTTGACGCCGCGCGGGACCACAACCGCAAGCGCAAGGCTTGGATCCGTGCGCAGCGCGACGAGGCCAAGGCGGCACGCGAATTCTCAGCAGCAGAGGTGGCGGCCCGGGTGCGCGCGGCCTCCGGGCTGGCGGCAGACGAACCGCTGCCTGAGGCGCAGGTACATCAACTCGCCACGCCGCATAAGGCCGCCCCCAAACGGCGGCGCGCGCCTAGCGTCGAGGAGATCGAGCATCTGGCCGAGATCGAGGCCCGGGTGCTGCGGCTTGAAGAACACCGCACCAATCCCGTCGATCCGGTCGAAGAAGATCCAGCCGCCGTCTTTGCCCGCGCCTGCGCCTTGGAGCGTGCGCGTGATGAGGGCGAAGCGCTGACACAGGCACAGGCCGATTGGCTGGCCGACTATCAGCAGAGTTCCGACTACCGCGCCCAGCTGCGCATGGCGCGCCGCTTCGGTGCCCCAGAGTAACAAGAAAAGGAGAGCAGAATGACACCTTCCATTGCGCCCCTGCGAAACGTCGCGGCCCTGATTGGCCTTGTCGAACGTGTGCAGACCCGCGCCTTTGGCCTGCCCGGGATGGCCACGTTCTACGGCCCCTCAGGTTGGGGCAAGACCACCGCCGTGACGGTCGCGGCGAATGAATATCAGGCCCATGTTGTCCAGGTCAAAGACTGCTGGACGCCGACCTATCTGGCGCAGGCGATCCTGCGCGAAATCGGCCTGCCGCCCCAACGCGGCGTGGCCGCCATGGTCGACGCCATCGGCGCGCAGCTTGCCCGCAGCGACCGCCCGCTCATCATTGACGACGCGCAATATCTCCTGCGCAAGCGGATGGTCGAGCTGGCCCGCGACATCTACGAGAGCAGTCAGGCCCCGGTCATTCTGGTGGGCGAGGAAAAGCTGCCGCAGGACCTGACCCGCTGGGAGAACATCCACAACCGCCAGCTCGCATGGGAGCCTGCGCTCGCCTGCAACCTCTCGGACGCCGAAAAGCTCGCGCCGATCTACGCGGCGGGTGTCGACGTGGCCTCCGACCTGCTTGCGGCTATCGTGGCCGCCTCGGGCGGCTCGATCCGCCGGGTCTCCACCAATCTGGCGCGCGCCAAGGAACTGGCCATGGGCCGGGGGCGGCGTCTGGCCGACCTCGAGCTTTGGGGCAACCGGGTCTTTGACACTGGCCAGCCCCCGGCCGTGCGGCGTGTCGATGATTTCCGCCCGGTGGCCCGGCCGGAGAAGAGAGAGGACACCGTCGTGCCGCTTACCAAGGTCGCAAAGGAGCCGCGTGAATGAAGCCTTTCCGCAGCACAATGGAACGCCACGCTTGGGATCGCGTCAAAGGCATGCAGGAGTTTCACTGGAGCGACCTCGCGACCCTTGGCGTGCATGGCGACACTGCTCAGAAGTTCGTGCGCCGCTGGGAGCGTGCTGGCCTCGTGAAATGCATCCGCAAGGACATGCACCGCAAGATATTCCGGAGCGTCGAGTTGGACGCGGCAAACCTGACAGCGCTTGAAGCGCCCGACGGGGTCCCGACCCCTGAGGGCAATATGTGGCGCGCGATGCGGCGGCTGGTGCAGTTCGGGCCAACTGACTTGGCCGCGCATGCGAACGCCGGAGGTGTCGAGGTCACCGTCGAGAAGGCCCGCGCCTATTGCCGCCAGTTGTTGGGGTCAGGCCATCTGAAAGTGAGGCAAACGGCGATCATCGGACGCCGTGAGGCGATCTATCAGCTGATCGATGACAGCGGGCCTTTTCCTCCAAAAGCCGTGCGGCTCGCGGGCATTCTCGATCCCAACACCGGGGCCTTTTCCCCCGCGAAAGGCGGTGCGGCATGAGCGCGCTCGACACTGCCCGCACCTTCTGGGGCGAGAATTTGCCCGATTGGGTGGCCGCCTTGGCACGCGCCTGCGACGAGACCAGCCAGAACAAGGTCGCGGTCAAGATGGAGCGCAGCGCCGCCCTCGTGTCGAATGTCCTGCGCAACCGTTATTCCGCAGATACCAGCATCGTCGAGGACATCGTGCGCGGGCATTTCATGCGGGCGGTGGTCGACTGCCCCGCCTTGGGTGAGATCGGCAAACAGGTCTGCCGCAAGTGGCGCGGGAAGGCCGCGCAGTTCGAGAACGTGAACTCGCTCAGCGTCTCCATGTACCGCGCCTGCAATCGGTGCCCCATCCACAAGGGGGCCGACGATGACGCGGCATGACGACAGCCTCGATGCGGCGGTGAGACGTTCTGCGGCAAAAGGGATCGGTGCGGCCTTCATCGCCCGCGACCTCGGCGTGACCCCGAACCGCGTCCATGCCGTGCTGGCCCGCCTGCGCCGCAACGGCGAGGAGTTTCCGAGGGTGCGCCCCGGCCCCGCGCTTCGCCCGCAGGGCCTGCGTCTGAGCACGCTAGACGGGGCAACGAGGCGCGCCTTCGAGCCGCATGCGGCGGCACGTGAGGTCAGCATTCGGGAGCTTGTGCAGCTGATCCTGCGCACGGTGGCCCGTGACAATCTGATCGACGCCATTCTCGACGACAAGGAGACCAACCCATGACCTCCCCCGAAATCGCCCGCTGGAGCCCCGACGAGATGCTGCGCCTCGCGGCCTCGGGTGTGGCCAAGGTGGACCTGCTTGGCCCGCGCGGGAGCACGCTTTGCTCGATGGACGAGATCGCCGCGATGGCCGCCGTCTGCGCCCTCCACGGCGTGGGTCCGCGCCTCCTTTCAACACCCCCTTCAACAGGAGAGTAAAATGTCTGAATTCACCCCCCACCCGGTGCCGTCAGGCATCATCGAGGAAAACGGCCGCCGCAAGATGGTCGACGCCAAAGGCCGCGAAGTGCCACTCGATCTTGTGCGCCCGCAGGACCAGTTGCAAGACGAGCAGGTGCGCAAGATCGCTGGGTATGCGCTGGCGCTCAGCGACCAGCTCCGCCGGTTCAAGGAACACACGTTCGACGATATTTCGGATTTCGAGGCCATCCTCGCGCAGGAGTATGGGACTACCGTCGGCGGGGCCAAAGGCAACAAGACGTTGACCACTTATGATGGGCTCTATCAGGTGCAGGTCCAAGTACAGGATCGGGTGGATTTTGGCCCCGAGTTGCAGATCGCCAAAGGCCTGATCGACGAATGCCTCAATGAATGGTCCGCCGACAGCCGCCCGGAAATTCAGGCCATCGTGACGCGCGCCTTCAACACCGACAAGGAAGGCCAGATCAACCGCGCCGAGATATTCATGCTCCTGCGGCTCGACATCGCCGACGCCCGTTGGAACCGGGCCATGGACGCCATCCGCGACGCCATGCGCGTGGTGGGAAAGGCGACTTACGTCCGCGTCAAACACCGCCCCAACACCGAGGCCCCGTGGCAGACGGTGGTTCTCGACCTGGCGAAGGTGTGAGGGGATTAGCATGGCAACCGAAAACCTGCTCGAACGCACCATGACGCTCGACACAGAACCGCCCTTGACCATTACCGTCGACGAGGGGATCCAAATAATGGAAGTGGCTCTGCACATGGCCGTCCGCGAAATGCGCAAGGAACTGCGCTGGATGCTCGAGGTTGGCGGCAATGCCTCCGCCAATGTGCCCCCCAAGCTGGACCTGCTCGACGCCACCGAACGCCAGATGATCAACGACGTGCTCGAGGCCCTGCGCGCCTGCATTCTCTGCACCGGCCGGAACCGGATAGACGACGGTCTGCCCGCATGGATCGACGACGTGATTGCAAGGGGGCAGGTGTGATGGACGAGATAGTCAGAAAGCTGCTCGCCGCAGCGGAACACACCTCCAGCGCCACCTTCGACTTGGTCGAGGCCGCGCGGGAGGGCGGACCGTTCCCCCATGGGAACATTGTGACGGGCGACACGCTCTCGACCTTGGCCGACGCTGTGCGCCTCCTGATCGAGGCCATGCCCGGCGAGGATGAGGACCGCAACCAGCTCCACGGTGCGGTTATCCGGTATTTGGAGAGCGCGTTATGAGCCGTCCGCGCGGAGCCCGTCGGCCTTACCAACCAAGCAACGGGACCGAGGGCGAAATCTTTATGGCCCAGTGGTGCGAACGCTGCGACTTGGCCAATTTCGACGATCCCGAACGTTGTTGCACGATCAACCTGCGCGCCATGACGCATCGGATTACAGACCCCGAGTATCCCGCAGAGTGGCAATATTCCAACGGCGGCGTGCCGCAATGCTCCGCGTTCGCTCGCGATGGGGCACCCGAGCCGCGCTGTGACCGGACCTTGGATATGTTCGACATGTCAGACGCAGAAGAGGAGGAGTGACCCATGGAAACCAATGATCAGAATTACAGCGTTACGGCAGAAGAATTGCGCCAGTTCATCGAGCGGTGGGAGCAGCTTGAAGCGGAGAAGAAGGACCTTTCGGAGCATCAAAAGGAACTGATGGCAGAGGCCAAAGGGCGCGGCTACGACACCGCCGTGATGCGCAAGATCATCGCGCTGCGCAGGCGCGACATCAACGACGTCGCCGAGGAACAGGCGGTTCTCGAGATGTACGCGCAAGCGCTCGGGATGACACTCGCATGAACCGCGCCCTGCAACAGCTGATCTTCGCGGCCTGCCGCCAGCTGGGCCTCGACGAGGACGCGCGCCGGGATTTGCAGGTCAGCGTCACCGGCAAAGCCTCCTTGCGCGACATGAACGACGGCGAGTTGAAGCTCGTCGTCAACCGTCTGAAGCAGGCGGGGTTCGAGGACAAGCCCCGCAACCCGCGCCACAAGCCTGCACCGCGCGCCGACCTGCGCATGATCCATGTGCTTTGGCGCAAGCTCGGGCAATCGGGCGCGCTGCGCGATCCCTCCCGCGCCGGGCTCAACAAGTTCATCCGCGCGCGGTTTGGCGCTGTCTGGGGATCGGTCCCGGCCGATGTCGACATGCTGCGCGAGTGGCAACAGATCGACGCCGTCATTCAGGCCCTCAAAACGTGGGGCCACCGGCAGAACATCGACTTCGACTGGGAGGACCATCGCCGGTGAAGAAGCCCCGCCACCCCGCCTCTGACCATGCTGTCGTCCGCTATCTCGAGCGGGTCAAAGGCATGGACATCGACGCCGTCCGCCGCGAGATCGGGCGCGTGGTGGATCAAGGTCTCGAGGCCGGAGCCTGCGGCGTGATCAGCAACGGGTTCGAATACAGGATCGAGGGCGGTTGCGTTGTGACCGTCACCCGGCGTCATACGCAGCCCCCGGGGCGGCGGCGCAGGAAGGCTCCCCATGGAGCGTGAGCCGTCTTGGATTGACGAGATGCGCGCCGATCTGGGCGAGGCCCCGGTCGAGCGTTTCTTGTCTCGCGCAGGCGGCATGCGGCTTTATGTGCCCGGCACCCGCATCGCCGACAGCCTCCTCGTGACGCTGGCGGGCCGGGATATTGCCAGATGGATTTCCGCCCGCTACGCTGGCGAATATCTGGACGTGCCCTCAGGGCGCGCTCAAGCCCGGGAGGGCCTCAAACACGCGCTGCGCGAGGCCCCGGATACGCCGGTCAATGAACTGGCCAACCGTTTCGGCGTGACCGCCCGCCGCGTTTTGCAGGTCAAGGCCGAGCTCGCCGAGGAGGAAGAACCACCCCTCCTCAAGGTCATGCGAAAGGCTTCATCTGAATAAGCCATGCCGCCCCCTTTATCCTGACGGGAAAGGGGAGCACCCATGCAAACAGTCCGAGCCATTGCCGAAGAGATTGTCGCCCGCGAAGGCGGCTTCGTGAATGACCCCGCCGATCCCGGCGGGGCCACCAATTTTGGCGTCACGATCCACACCATGCGCAGCTTGGGCCTCGATCTCGACCGGGATGGCGACGTGGATGTGGCCGACGTGCGCCTCATGACCCGCGCCCGCGCCGTCGACATCTTCATCGAGCACTATTTCGTGCGGCCCCGCATCGCGGAACTGCCCGAGGCGCTGCAGGCGAGCGTCTTTGACATGCAGGTCAACGCAGGCTCCAATGCTGTCAAAATCCTGCAGCGCCTCGTCACTGAAATGGGCTTCCCCGCCACGGTCGACGGCGTGATTGGCCCGGCCACTTTGAGCGCGGTACGCGCCGCCCATGACGCGGCTCCGGCCCATATCGCCGACGCCTATGCCATCGCCCGGCGCAACTACTATTTCCGCCTCGCCGATGCGCGGCCCGCAAGCCGCAAGTTCGCACGCTCCCGCGCGGGCGGCAAAGGCGGCTGGATCAGGCGCGCCGAGGAATTCATGTCAGCGCGCTACCGCATGACGGACGCAGATTTCAAAGTGAGGGTGGCATCATGGGGCTGATCCGATTTCTGGGCGCGCTCTTTGGCGGCGGGCGCAATGTGATTGCCGAGACGGCAGAGGTCTTTCGGCCCAATGCCGAGAAGGCGGACATGCGCGAGGCCGCGTTTCAGCAAGCGGCACTGAGCCAGATGGCGGCGGAGTTCACCGGCGCGCAGGGCCTTTGGGGCCAGTTCGTGGACGGTCTCAACCGTCTGCCGCGCCCGGCCATGGCCTTTGGCTGCATTTTCCTCTTCTGGTCGGCCATGTCGGACCCGATCTGGTTTGCGGAGCGGATGGCCGGCCTCGCCCTCGTGCCCGAACCCCTCTGGGCGCTGATGGGGGCCATCGTCGCGTTCTACTTTGGCGCGCGCGAGTTGCACAAGTTCCGGGGCACATCGATGCAAAAGGAGGCCGCGCGGATCATCGCACAGGCCCCGCAAGTGGCGCGCAGCGTCGCTCAATTGCGGGCGCTGCGTCCCGACAGCCCGGGTGCGGCCGATACAGGGCCGGATGCCGAGATCACCTTGGCCGCCGTGGAGGTGACCGACAATCCGGCGCTCGACGACTGGAAGCGCGCGGCATGATGGATTGGGATCTCTTCTGGAAAGGGCTCGGCGTCATCTTCCCGATGCTGGTGGCCTTCTACACCTTCATCGCCACGCGCCGCAAAGACCTCGACAAGGACCTGAAGGACGGGCGTGACCGCATGGACCGTCACGAGGCGCGCATCTCGCGGCTTGAGCAGGCGGTGCAGAACATGCCGGGCAAGGATGACATGCACGCGCTCCAGCTCGAACTCGTCAAACAAACCGGGTCGATGGAGAAGATGGCCGCCGTCATGGAGGGCAACGCCATGATCACCGCGCGGCTGGAGGCCATCGTGTCCCGCCACGAACAACACCTGCTCGATGGAGGCAAGAAGTGAGCGATTATCAGGCAACCTTGCGCAAACACCGCCGCCTTGCGATCCTGCGGCATCTCGAACAGGTCTCGGGCTATACCGCCAACGCCTCGATCCTGCGCGACGTGCTCAATGGCGTGGGCGTCGGCTCCACCTTTGACCAGGTGACCACCGAACTGGCGTGGCTGCAAGAAGTGGGCATGGTCACCGTTGCCGATCATGGCGACTTCGTCATTGCCGAGGCCACCCGGCGCGGCATCGAGGTCGCGCGCGGCGAGGCCGTTCATCCGGATATCCAGCGTCCAAGCGCACGGAGGCTCTGACATGCCCCCGCCCCGCAAGGTCGAGCTATTGCCGCCCGAGCTGCGCCAGTGGCTGCATGACTGGTGGAAAGCCAAGGGTTTTCACGGCTACGAGGAACTGGCCGAAGAACTGAATTTCCGCCTTGCAGAAGACGGGCTCGAGCTGCGCATCGGCAAGAGCGCCCTGCATGCCTATGGGCAGGAATACGAGCAGTTCGTCAAGCTGCAGGAGGAGGCGGGGGCATGGGCCAGCCAATGGCTGGCCGACAATGACCTCTCGGAGGAGGCCGACCGGCACCGCGTTCTTTTTCAGATGATGACAAGCGTGGCCTTCAAGGTCCTGAAATCGCAAATGACCAAGGAGGGCGAGGACATCGACCCGCGCGAGCTGCATTTCCTCGGCAAGATGATGAAGGACATCATGTCGAGCGCGGGCATTCGCGAGCAGCTCATGGTCAAGGAACGCGCCCGCATCGCCGCCGAGGAGCGGGCCAATGCCGTCGAGGCGCTCGAAGCGCAGAGTGAAGAGCTGGGCCTGAGCAGCCGCGTCATCGACAAACTGAAGCGCGAGTTTCTGGGGGTGCGCAATGGCTGACCCGCTTGATACTCTGGCGCGCGCCAAGATCGTCGACGGCGCAGACCCGGTCACGGACCTTGCGGCGCTGCCGAGTGCGGATCTGTCTATCGGCTCTGTAGTGCTGGTTGGCGACCACAATTGGCGCAAGGGGCCGCTCTGGCCGTCGTTCTGCGCCTTCGTTTTTGGCCGCCGCCAGCGGTTCACGCATCTGGGCATGCACTGCACCGTCGCATGGTGGCAGGACCGGCCCTATCTGATCGGGATCGTGGAGGTGGGCGTATGATCCGCGCCATCGAATTCCCCAACCCGGCCGAGTTCCGGCGGCAAAAGCTGCCCGGGAGTTTCCACATCGACCTGACCCAAGGCGGCCCCGACGGCGCTGCCTTTTGGTTTTACTGCCCCTGTGGCTGCGAAGGTTGGCACCAGATCATCATCGGCCTGCGCGTCAAGCCCGCGTCTACCCCCAGCTGGGAGTGGAACGGGTCCATGTCCGAGCCGACGCTCACGCCGTCGGTCAATCAACTGCGTTGCGGCTGGCACGGCTGGCTGCGCGATGGCTACTGGGAGGTTGCCTGATGTCTGATCTGGTTTTTATCTGGGCGGTTTATCTGCTGGCGCAATTCGCCGACGTGGCAACCACGCGCGCGGCCCTGCGCGGCGGGCTGGTTGAGGCCAACCCGCTCATGGCCCGCCTCATGGGCCTGACCGGAAACTGGTGGGCCGTCAAGTTCGGCGTGGCACTCGCTGCTGGCATTCTGCTGACGTGGCTGGGTCAAGAGCGCTGGATCATGCTGCTCGCCGCGATTACCGGCGGCGTGGCCGTGAACAACTGGCGGCTGCTCAGGAAAGAACGGGAGCGGCGCTGATGGCTACGCCTGCCGAAGTTGCCAACGATCTCGACGCGCAGTCGAAGCGCTTTGCCAGAACACAATTCCCTTGCGTGTCGAAGTCGTGCGCGCGGGGAGCGGAGACGATCCGTCATTTGATGGAGAAGGTTGTCCTGCTGGAGGAGGCGGCAGAGGCCGAGGCGCTGGCATTCGAGCGGTACCGGAACTGTGAGGATCTTCATGCCCAAGATTGATTTGCGCCAGGCATTAGCCGAAGCCGAGGAACGCCAGGGTGATCTCTGCCGGTCTTGCAATGCGCCCGCCGAAGAGGGCTGGGAGCCGCACTGCGCGAGTTGTGGCTCTTACTGGCGAGACGCAGACGAAGGCTTGTATCAAGATGACTAACCCCGTCCTCACCCGCGACCCCGACGCGCTCCCCGAGGAACTGCCGCGCGGCTCGGAGATCCCCGAGAGCCTCGATCCGCTCGCCGACGGCATTCTGATGGAGCACCAACGCTCTTGGCTGGCCGACGAGAGCGACCTCAAGGTCTGCGAGAAGGGCCGACGCACCGGCATTACCTTTGCCGAGATGCTGGGCTGCGCGCTCATTGCCGCCGCCGCGCGCGGTGCGGGCGGGCAGAACTGCTTTTACATCGGCGACACCAAAGACAAGGGCCGCGAGGCCATCGGCTATGTGGCGCATTTCGCGCGGGTGATCGCGGGGGCAGCCCATCCCATCGAGGAGTTTCTCTTCGAGGATCAGCAGCCCGACGGCACCACCAAGTTCATCTCGGCCTACCGGGTGCGCTTCGCCTCCGGGTTCCGGGTCGAGGCGCTAAGCTCCAATCCTGCCAATATCCGGGGCCTTCAGGGCACCGTGGTGATCGACGAGGCCGCGTTCCACAAGGACGTGCGCGAGGTGATCGACGCCGTGAACGCGATGCTGATCTGGGGCGGCAAGGTCCGGATCATCTCGACCCATAACGGCTATCTCAATGCCTTCAACGAGCTGATCCGCGAGGCGCGCGCGGGCAAGAACGGCTTTGCGGTACATCGCTACACCTTCGGCGACGCGGTCGCCAACGGGCTTTATAAACGCGTCTGCATGATGCAGGGCAAGACCTGGACGCCAGAGGCAGAGGCCGCATGGGAGGCCACTGTGCGCCGCGCTTACGGCGCGCGCGAGGCCGCCATGCGCCAGGAGCTTGATGCGGAACCCGCCGAGATGGAAGGCGCGGCGCTGACCCGCGTGCAAATCGAGGCCTGCATGGCGCAGGGCATCCCGTTTCACCGCTGGACGCAGCCCGACAGCTTCAAGAATGCCGACGAACCCGTCCGAAAGGCTGCCGCTGAAGCCTGGTGTAAAACCCACCTTGAACCGGTGCTTAAAACCCTCGACCCAACCCGCCCGCATTTCATGGGCGAGGACTTTGCGCGTTCGGGCGACGCCACCGACATCATCATTCTCGAGCAGGGCGTCGATCTCACCCGGCGCACCAAGCTCATCGTCGAGCTGCGCAATATCCCCTTTGACCAGCAGCGCGACGTGCTGTTCTGGCTGCTCGACCGCCTGCCCAATTTCCAAAAAGGCGCGATGGACCGCACCGGCAACGGGGCCTATCTTGCCGAGGTCGCGGCCCAACGCTACGGCGCGCGGATCGTCGAAGTCTCGTTCTCGAGGGCATGGTACGAGCTCGAGATGCCGCCCTATATCGAGGCCTTTTCGGATCGCACCATCGTTCTGCCCGCGCATGAGGACGTGCTGCGCGATCATCAGGCGCTGCAATACACAAACGGCATCATCCGCGTCCCCGAGAATTTCCGTTTCAAGGGCTCGGACGGTCTCGACCGGCACGGCGACAGCGCCATCGCAGGCGCGCTCGCCTGGCATGCGAGCAATCAGGAGGTGGTGGCGATGGAATTTCAATCCACTGGCCAGCGCGCGGGGATGATGGCAAATGATTTCACCGGCGCTCTCGGCGGGCGGCGTATGGGCTTTGCGCGAGGTGGCGGAGGTCTGGATTTCGGAGGGTTCTCGGATGGCTAGAAAGACCAGCACCATGCGGCTGCGCTCGGTTCGGCTGCGCAACCCGATGGAGCTTTCGGGCATCCAGAACGGTCGCGACATCACCCGGCCATGGATCGGCCCGCTGCTCGAGCCGACGGACCCGATCCTGCGCACGCGCGGCGGCGGCAGTTTCGACATCTACAAGCCCATCCTGACCGACCCGCAGGTCAAATCGGTGATGACGCAGCGCATCTCGGCCATCACCAGCCGGGAATGGGAGGTTGTGCCGGGCGAGGATACGCCGGCAGGCAAACGCGCGGCCGACTGGCTGCGCGATGAGCTTTCGGCCATGAAGTTCGACCGGCTGACCGAGAAGATGCTCTGGGGCCTCTTTTATGGCTATTCCGTCGCCGAACAGATGTATCGGCGCGACGGGCGGCTCTGGGGCTGGGAGGAAATCCGCGTCCGCGACCGGGTGCGGTTTCGCTTTGACGAGAATTGCGGCCTGCGCCTTTTGACCCTCTCGAACATGCTGACCGGCGAGGAAATGCCGCCCGAGAAGTTCTGGGTCTTCTCGACCGGGGCGGATCACGACGACGAGCCTTACGGGCTGGGCCTCGCGCATTGGCTCTATTGGCCGGTCTGGTTCAAGCGCAACGGGCTGAAACTCTGGCTCATTGCCCTCGACAAATTCGGCATGCCCACCGCGCGGGGCAAGTATCCCTCGCAAGCCACCGAAGCGGAACAGAAGAAGCTGCTCGAGGCCGTGATGGCCATCCGCTCGGAGGCCGGGATCATCATTCCCGAGGGCATGGATATCGAGCTTTTGTCCGCGCCCTCGGGGGCCAGTTCTCTGGATTACCAGAAGCTGCATGACACGATGGATGCCGCGATCTCCAAGATCGTGCTGTCGCAGACCATGACCACCGACAATGGTTCCAGCCGGTCGCAGGCCGAAGTGCATGACGATGTGGGCGACGCGGTGAAAAAGTCAGATGCGGACCTTGTGTGCCAGTCGTTCAACGAAGGGCCGGTGGCGCAGCTTTCTGAGTTCAACTTCCCCGGTGTGACGCCGCCGAGGGTCTGGCGCAAGATGGAAGACCCGGAGGATACAACCGCCGCCGTGGACCGCGACGAGAAGCTGCATCGCATGGGCTGGCGCATGTCCCAGGACCGCGTCAAGGAGACCTATGGCGACGGCTATGTGCGCGCGGCCCCTCCCGACAACACGCCGCCCGAGGAGGAAGCACCGGAGGCTGGTTTTGCCGAGCATCGCCATGAGAGCGCGCTCGATGCACTCGCGGCGGAGATCATCGCCGAGGGCCATGCGGAGGCGGCCTCTACGCAGCTCTTCGCCGATATCATGGCGCTGCTGGAGGGTCTTGACCCGGGCGCGTCGCTTCAGACCTTGCGCGCCCGTCTCGACGCCTTGGCGGCCGCACCGAGCGACGGACAAGCGATGACTGATCTGCTGACCGAGGCCAGTTTCGCCGCGCGTCTGGCGGGCGAGCTGGGGGCCGTGGTGGATGACAGCGAAACAACAGATGGGTCGGACAGCCTGCCCGGCTCCGTGGCCCCATGATCGACCTGCAGCGCCTGCGCCCCGAGGATGCGCTGTCGTTCTTTCGCTCCAAGGGGCTCGCCCCGCCCGATGCGCGGTTCGACTTTCGCGACGTCTGGCGCAATGAGCACGCCAGCAATTTCGTTGTCGCCAAGGCCATGCGCAATGACGTGCTGGAAACCATCCGGACCGCCTTGGACCGTGCGCTGGCCAATGGCGGCACGATGGCCAGCTTCATGGATGATCTCGAGCCTGAGTTGAAACGGCTCGGCTGGTGGGGCAGCGGCACGGAGCGCGATCCGCTCACAGGCGAGATGAAGAACGTCCAGCTTGGCTCGCCCCGCCGGTTGCGGGTGATATTCGACGCCAATATGCGCGCGGCCCATGCTGCGGGCAAATGGGCGCGCATTCAGCGCACCAAGGCGGCCTTCCCCTTCCTGCGCTACGTCCAGATCCAGCGCGACACCAAGCGCGAGGACCACGCGCGCTATCACGACCTGATCCTGCCCGTCGATCACCCGGCATGGCTTCGTATCTTTCCGCCCAATGGCTGGCGCTGCGGCTGCACGGTCCAACAACTCTCGCAAGGCATGCTGGAGCGGCGCGGCCTGAAGGTGACAGAGGATTTCGAGCTGGAGGAGCGCGGGGTGCTGAACCGTCGCACCGGCGAGATCGAACCCACGGCACTCGGGGTCGATCCCGCATGGGACGGCAACCCGGGCCATGCGTGGCTTGACTTGCGAGCGCGTCATGCAGAGATAGCGCGCGGCATGTCCTCCCCGGCAGCGGCCACCGAGCTTGGCTTTGCCATGCGCGCCCGGCTCATGGGCCTGGGCGACGGGCGCGAGCATCTTGGCGCGTTTGATCTGCGGACCGGCGAGGAAATCGACTGGAACGTGGGCAAGCCGAAGCGCGTCAGACTGACCTCCACCATAATCGGGCGGCTGGAGAGCGGCACGGGTGTCGGCCTCGTGCACAATCACCCCAGTTCCGCGCCGCTCAGCCCGGATGACATGGCGGTCATGTTCCAGCGCCAAGTTCGATCAATCGTTGCCGTTGGCCACGACGGTTCCCTCTACCGGGCACAGATGTTGCGGCCCTCCCGGGGAAATATCTGGGAGTTGTCGGAGGTCGCGGTTGAGATCATTGACGAGATTGCCCCGGCGTTGACCAAAGCAGACCGCGACCATGCGGTGCGCCTCGCGGTCCTCGACGTCTTGCAGTCTCAAGGCCTGATCTTATATCAGGAAAGCCTCGGTGCGCAGTCACAGGCGGTCCGGGGGCGCATAGAAGAGACCGCTCGGGGTGTCGCCGCCGCCCTTGTCAGGGCCATGAACGGAGATCCGTGATGAGAACGCTTTTGATTGAGCCGCCTGACGAATGGAGCCGCGAGGCCTATGAAGCCGCCCTGCGCGAGGCCGAGGCATTGCCCGATGACGATCCGGACAAGGCGGAGCTGGTCGCCGTGCGCCGCGAACAGTTTGCGATTTTCGACCGACCGAAGAGAACTCCCGAAGAGCGCCGTGCAATCCTGCGCGCCTTCCTCGAAGATCCGGCCTCCTGAGGCAATTTGGGGCTGTTTCGCCGCGCGGGCGCACCTGCAACCGACCCCACCAGACGCAATGGCCTCTCAGCGCCTCATTAAATACCCATTTAATACCCCCCTCGGGGATTTTGCGACCCAACCCCCGCCAGAGCCAGAAGCGCACTCAGCGGGCCGTTCTGGGGCCGTTTGCATTCCGGGCTTGCCGCGCACGCCCTTGGGGCGCTAGTCTGATCCAAGGCGGCCCGTGCGCCACAGCCGCTTTCCCCTGAAGTCCTTCATCTGATCTGGCCCGTCGCCCCGGCTTAATGTCGGGTCATGACAAAACCGCTTCACATCTTCCGCGCTGGCCGCCACACCGCCCAATCCGGGCAGAGCTTCGAGTTTTCCGAAGCCGAGGTTGAGGGCATTGCCACCGCCTATGATCCCGCCCTCCATGAGGCCCCCATCGTCGTGGGCCATCCTCGCACAGATGCCCCGGCTTACGGCTGGGTCAAACGCTTGCGCGCCGAAGGGGCCGAGCTTTTTGCCGAGCCTGACCAGGTGGAGCCCGCTTTTGCCGAGATGGTCCGCGCCGGACGCTTCAAGCGGATCAGCGCCTCCTTCTATCCCCCCAAGTCGGCGGCAAACCCGGCACCGGGCACCTATTACCTCAAGCATGTGGGCTTTCTGGGTGCGCAGCCCCCCGCCGTAAAAGGCCTCAAGGCCGCCGAGTTCGCAGAGGACGCCGAGGCTGTCACCCTCGAGATCGAGTTCTCGGAAGCGCAGATCGCCGACATTACCGCTTCCGGGTTTGGCGGCCTGCGCCGCGTCATCTCTGGACTGCGCGACTGGCTCTTGTCGTCTCAGGGGCAAGAGACTGCGGACCGGATCGTTCCCGCCTATGAGCTGGAGCACATCCGCACAACCGAGGAATTCATGCGCAACGTTATCGAGCGCGGCGGCGGTAAGACGGCCGTTTCCAGCTTTTCAGAGACACAGACGCCGCAGGTCGATCTGGCAGAAACCAAGAAAGAGGAGACCGATATGTCCGGCACGGACACACAAACCCCCGAAGACCGCCAAGCCGCGCTCGACGCGCGCGCGGCCGAGCTCGACGCGAAGGAAGCCGCCTTCGCCGAGGCCCTGAACAAGACGCGCCGCGCCGAGGACGCCGCCCTGGTCGAGGCTCTGGTCAAGGACGGGCGCATCGCGCCGGGTCTCAAGGAGGAGATGGTCGCGTTCATGGAAAGCCTCGACGCGCAAGACGAGGTGGCTTTTGCCGAAGGCAAGAGCGCCAGCCCGCGCGCGTGGTTCCGCGACCTGCTCTCAAAGCAGACCAAGCCGCTGATCGACTTCAGCGAGCGGGCGGGTGGAGACACCCTGCCGCAGGTCAAAGGGCCAGACGACATCACCGCCGCCGCCAAGCGTCTGATGAAGGACGCAGAGGCCGAGGGCCGCACGCTGAGCTTTGCCGAGGCCGCGCGCCAGATCGAGGAAACCATGGAGAGCGACAATGGCTAATCCCGGACTGTTCATCAAATCCTACACCGCCGAAGCGGCGGTGCCCGGTCGCCGGATCGTCAAGTTCGGCACACTCGGTGGCATCCTTGTGGCCGCCTCCGCGACCAATCTCGCGATTGGCATCTCGGACCAGCTCGACGCGAAACTTGGCGACATGACGGACGTGATCATGTCCGGCTCGGCCGAGCTCGAGCTTGGCGGCACGGTCGCCGCCGGTGCGCCCGTCGCGTCGAACGCCTCGGGCCTTGGCATAGCCGCCACTGCCGGGGCCGGAAACATCGCCATCGGCTACGCGCTGCAGGCGGGCGTGGCTGGCGACATCATCGACGTGGCCATTGCCCGCCACTCTGTCACCTGATCCTTAGGAGCGCTGATCCATGAGCACCCCCACCCCCTTTGTTGTCGATCCGGTCCTGACCGCCATCGCCGTCAACTACCGCAACCCCGATATCTCCTTCATCGCCGATCAGGTCATGCCCCGCGTGCCGGTCATGGGGATGGATTTCAAATGGACCTATTATCCGCCCGAACAGATGTTCACCGTGCCCGACACGGAAGTGGGCCGCAAAGGTCTGGTTCAACAGGTCGAGTTCACCGGCGAAGAACGCACCTCCTCGGTCAAGGACTACGGTCTCGACGACGTGGTGCCACAGCGTGACATCGATGCCGCCCGGGCACTCCGCGCTGCTGGCAATTCGGCTTTTGACCCCGAGGCGCGCGCCGTCGAGGGCCTCACCCATCTGATCCAGCTCGACCGCGAAAAGCGCGTGGCCGCCATGGTGCAGGACGCGGCCAATTATGACGCCGACAAGAAGGTGGTGCTGTCCGGCGCGGGTCAGTTCTCCGATCCGGCGTCCGATCCCATCGGCGTGATCTCGGCCGCCCTCGACGCCACCTTCATCATGCGCCCCAACGTGGCCGCCATGGGACGCAAGGCCTGGACGGCGCTCTCGACCCATCCCGACATCCTGAAGGCCATCAACCGGACCTCGGGCGACAAGGGCCGGGCAAGCCGCGAGGCCGTGGCCGAGCTGTTCGAGCTTTCCGAAATCCTCGTGGGCGACAGCTACATCAACTCGGCGCGCAAAGGTCAGACGGCGGCCTTCGAGAAGGTCTGGGGCGGCAATATCGCCCTCATCCACCGCAACACACAGGCCGGTCCCGATGGCACCGCCCCCGCATGGGGCTGGACCGCGCAATTCGACGGCCGCGTCTCGGGGCGTTTCTTCGACCCCAAGGTCGGCCTCAAAGGCGCCACCACCCTGCGCGTGGGCGAGCAGCTCCGCGAAGTCATCGCGGCCCCCGCCACCGGCTATCTGATCGAGGACGCAGCATGAGCTACCGCATCAAACGCACCGTGATCGCGGCCTCGCGGCTTGAGGCGGGCCGCCTCGTGGCCGCAAAGGATATCGGAGGGGAGGCGCAGATTGCGCGCCTCCTCGCCCTGGGCGCAATCGAAGAGGCCGGGGACGCGGCAGATACGCCGACCCCGGTCGTCCTGCACGATGCGCTCCGCGTGGCCCTGACCAATGCCATCAATGATCTGCCAGGCGACGCCTTCGACAAAGGCGGCAAGCCCAAGGTCAAGGCGCTGCAAGACGCACTCCCCGGCTTGGCCGACCAGATCTCCGCCGCCGCGCGGGACACCGTCTGGGCCGAGATGCAGACCGCCGCAGGCGCGGCCTCCTGAAATTCCAGAGCGAAAGGATCAATCGCGAACCTCACGGGCTCATAGGGCAAAAACCAGACCCCTCCGGAGGCGATCCGAGTAGGCGCGGCCCACGCGAGTTGGAGCCTGCAACGTCTGAGACATGGACGTGACAGCCGGGAGAGACCGGCACCCAAACACCCAAGCCGGAGGCGCATCCCATGTCAGAGACGTTCAAAAGCACTGACGACGCCCGAGTCGTGAACAGCCCCGTGCGCCATATCCCCCGCACCTTGAACGACGCCGAGGCGCGCCGGGTCTCAGCCGTCAAGGATATCGGGGATGCGTTTCTGACCGAGATTTCATGCGAGCAGGGGCGCGAGTTCGCCATCGCGCGCACCAAGATCGAAGAGGCTGTCATGTGGGCCGTCAAGGGGCTGACCCGCTGATGCCTTACCTCACAACACAAGACATGATCGACCGCTACGGCGAGGGCTTTTTGGCCGAGATCACCGCCCGCGATGGCACGCCGGGCGTCGTCGACACGGGCGTTTTGCAGGTGGCTGTCGACGATGCCGTGGCCCTGGTCGAGAGCTATGTCGCGGGGCTCTACAATTCGGCCAACCCACCACGTGCACTCACTGTGCATGCCGCCGCGATTGCCTGGTATCGGCTCCTGGGCGCGCGGGCCGCTGCCTTTGACGGAGCGAAAGACGGCCATGACGCCGCCTTCGCCTTTTTGCGCCAAGTGCGCGAGGGCGAGGCCTCGCTTGGCGACGAGACGCCCGAGGACACCGGCCGGGGCAATCCCCAGCTTCCGCAGATCAGCGCGCCTGCCGGCACCTTCAGCCGCGACAGCCTCAAGGGGTTCTGAGATGGTCACCCTAACCGTCAGCCTCGACAGTCTCGACTTTGACAACGCCATCGCCGACGGCCTGCGCCAGTTGTCCGACCTCACCCCTTTGATGCAGAACATCGGGACGGTTCTGGAAACCTCTGTCTCGGAGCGGTTCGAGAAGGGTGAAGGTCCGGGCGGCATCGCGTGGCCCATCTCGCACCGCGCGCGCGAGTTCGGCGGCAAGACGCTGGTCGACAGCACACGCCTGCGCGACAGCATCGTGACAGAGGCCGACAGCTTTTCCGCGCGCATCGGCACCAACGTGCCCTATGCCACGACCCATCAGTTCGGCGCGTTTATCGAACCCAAGGCCGCAGGCGATGAAGCCACGGCCAAGCTCGCCTTCACCCTGCCCAATGGCCAATTCATCATGGTCGACCAGGTCGAGATCCCGGCCCGGCCATTCCTCGGCTTTGACGACAAGGACGAGACCGACATCGCGGACACCGTCGAGACCTTTCTGCGCGAGGTCTTCGCATGACCATCAACGATATCATGACCCGGATCGAGGCGCAGGTGCCCGAGCTTGCAGGCCGGATCGACGGCGGCCGCGCCTTTGTCGATCTGATCCGCTCCAAGAAGCTGCCCGCGCAATCGGTCGCGGCCTATGTCTTTCCCTCCGGCATTCAGGGCAGCCGCCCCGACGCCGCCTCGGGCGTCTTCAGCCAGATGCTGACCCACCGCACGAGCGTGGTGATCTTCGCGCAGAGCTTTGACCGCACCGGGGCCGCCTCCCTCGACAAGATCGACCAGTTCCTGATGCGCGTGGTGCGCGCCTTGGCGGGCTGGGCACCGGGCGACGAGGTCGGCGTCTTCCGGTTCGAACGCGGGCATCTCGTGTCCAGCGGGGCCGGTGTGCTCGCCTATCAGCTCGATTTCTCCATCGACGATCAACTGAGGATCTTCACATGACCAATCTCCCCACCTCCGGCGGGTCCTACACCCGCGACGACAAGGGCGCGCTGAAACACGCCGAGGCCGCGCCCAAACCCGCGCCTGCCCCGAAACCCGAGAAAAAGGACGCTGACAAATGAGCCTGCTCTGGAGACGCAAGGTCCTGCTCGCGAAGCTCGAGACCACCTATGGCACCGATGCTGCCCCCACCGGCGGCGACGCAATCCTCGCCAAAGACGTGCGCCTGTCACCGATGCAGGGTCAGGACCTCGACCGCAATCTCGACACGCCGCACGGCGGCCCCACCGGCACGATCCCGGTCGATCTGCACCGCACGATCTCCTTCAAGGTCGAGCTGGCAGGCTCCGGCACCGCCGGGGCAGCGCCCCGCTGGGGCCGTCTCCTGCGCGCCTGCGGCTGTGCTGAGACCGTGACCGTGGCCACCTCCGTTGTCTACAACCGGGTCTATTCGAACCTCGAGAGCGTCACGCTGCATCTCAATATCGGCGGCACGCTCTATGCCATGATCGGCGTGCGCGGCACCGCCGCCTTTGACGTCTCGGCCTCGGGCATTCCCTATATCGAGTTCGAGTTCACGGCCCTCTACGTGGCCCCGGCCGACGTGGCCATTCCCACGCCGGATTTCTCGGGCATTCCCGATCCGCTCGCGGCCTCGGATGCGAACACGCCCGTCTTCACGATTGATGGCACCGCGCTCGTGATGCGCAGCTTCAAGCTCACCCTCGCCAACCGCATCGAGCCGCAGTTCCTGATCGGCGAGGAGGAGGTGATCCTCGACGGGCACGAAAACACGATCGAGGCGCGGGTGCGCGCGGTGGCGCTCTCCACCTTCGACCCGTTCACCATGGCCGCCGCCCAGGAGAAGGTCGCCGTCGAGATCGAGCACGGCAAGACCGCCGGGAACATCGTCAACATCGCGGCCCCGCGCGCGCAGATGCAGCGCCCCGAAGGGCTTGAGGACGGGCAAGGCCGCAAGGAATGGCCGCTGCGCCTCGTGCCACTGCCAACCACTTCCACCGCCGCCGACCAGTGGGTGATGACGCTCACCTGAGCCGGTTCAATGCCCCCTTCAACACCCCTTTGAAAGAGAGATCACGCGCATGTTCAAGATCGACCAGACCCCCACCTTCACCCACCGCGTCGAGATCAAGGTGCCCTCCGACGGCGGCCACGAGGTGCAGGATATGCAGGTCACATTCCGCGTGCTGCCCGACGCGGAGGTCGAAGGCTTCGACATGCGCACCTCGCGCGGGGAGCGGGAGTTTCTCGCGGCGGCTGTGGTGGGCTTTGACGATGTCGAGGACGAGAAAGGCGCGAAGCTGCCTTATAGCCACGCCCTGCGCGACCGGCTGATTGGTCTGGCTTATGTCCGCGTGGCGATGATCAACGCCTATTACGCGGCGCTCATGGGGAAACGGGTAAAAAACTGAAATGGGCCGGGCGGGCATGGGCGCGCGGCGACCTGATCGGCGATGACGAGGGGCGCGACCATGACGACGAGGCGGCCTTCTGGGGGATCGACCCGGGCCAGCTCAGTCGTGATCCGTCCGGCCTGGGCAACGGTGTCTGGCCGCAGAATGTCCCTGCCGTCCGCGCCTTCCTCGCGGTCTGCAACCAGTGGCGCACCGTCTCGGCCGGGCTCGCAGGGTTCCGCGTGGTGGGCCTCGATTACACGGCCGCGCGGGCGGGCCTGCGCATGAGCGGCATTCGGATCACGCCCGAGCTTTGGGCCGAGGTGCAGGTGATCGAAGGCGCGGCCGTGGCCGCGATGCGGGAGAGCTGACATGACATTGGTCGCACGGGCCGAGATCCTCATGGACGCCGACCAGGCGAAGGCAGAGCTGCAGGCCACGGGCACCGCCGCCAAAGGGGCGGCCCAGGACATTCGCGGCGTGGGCACCCAAGGTGCGGCTGCCGCGCGCGGTGTGGGCCAGCTTGGGACTGCCGCCCGGACCTCGGCAACCGGCCTGACCGCCGCCAGCAGCGCCGCCGAGGTGAACGCGGCGGCGACCCAGAAAGTGGCCTCGGCCAACCGCCTCGCCGCAGGCTCGATGGGCAACCTGGTGGCGCAGGGCAATGACGTCGTGCAAATGCTCATCGCCGGGCAGAACCCGCTGACGCTTGCCGTTCAGCAGGGCACCCAGATCACCCAGGTCATCGGCCCCCTCGGGGCCGCAGGCGCGTTCCGGGCTTTGGGCGGCGCGGTCCTGTCGATGCTGAGCCCGATCAATCTGATCACCATCGGCGCACTGGCGGCAACGGCGGCCGTGGTCAATTGGTTCACCTCCGCGTCTGAAGAGGGCGAGAGCTTTGCCGATACGGTCGAGGCACTGGAGACCCGGATCGACAGCCTCAAGGACAAGATCGCCGAGGCCTCCGCCACCCGGCTCGAACTGGCCGAGCGGTTTGGTGAAGGTTTCGTCGAGCGCGCGCAGGACATCCTCGACCGGATCGTCGAGGCCGAAAAGCGGATGGCGCAGCGCGAGGCCACAGCGAGTATCAACAGTTTTATCGCGGAGAGCGGCGTTGATGTCGGTGCCGCACTTGCGGCGCGCAACCAGAACCCGGCTGCGGCCACGGGATTTGAACTGGCAACCGACGGGCTGCAATTCGACGTCGCCCGCCAGTTCGAATTGACGGAGGGCCTTTTGGGGCGACTTCGTGCCGGAAATCGCCAGCTTGTGCAGGAGTTCATCAATGACCTTGCGACGCTCAGCGAGGCCGCGTCCGGCACCTTGGAGGAACAGCTGGCGGCGCTGACGGCTGTCATTGAAAGCTACGACGCGCTGGCAGTGGCCTCTGGCAACCGAAACGCGCAAGAAGACGCGCAGCTTCTGCTCCTCCGCCAGCAGCAAATTGAGCTCGCCCGCGTCATCGAGCTTCAGAAACAAGACCCCGCGCAAAACCGCCAGAATGAGGAAATGCTTGCCTTCCTCGAACTGGTGACCAAGGCCACCGGCGAGCAGCTCAAGGCCGAGGCGGCGGCGCAAGCCATGCTCTCGACGATGCTTGAGCAGAATGCGATTGCAGAGGCCATCGCACAGCATGGCGAGGACAGCGCCGCCGTGACACGCCTGCGCGCCCAGTTCGCCCTCAATGCGGCACTTGCGGAGGCCGATGCCTCGGACGCAAGCGTGGAGACCAAAGACGCCCTGCGCGAGGCGGCACAAGCCGCATTCGAGATCGCCACGAGCGACATTTCCGGCGGCATCCGCGCGGCCGCCGACGAGGCCTCGCGCCTTGCGGCCGAAGTGCGCGGCGCAGTCGACGCGGTAGCTGACCTGCAGTCCCAAGGCGAAGTGGGGCTGGAGAACGCCCGCATCCGGGCAGAGTTCCGCGACGATCCTATTGGCCGCGCCGGGGCCTTGGCAGGGGCGCGGTTCGACCGGGAAACCGCCGTCATAAGGGGTGAGGCCAGCGGTGATCTGGCAACGGTCGACGCCCTCAACGCGCGCCGGGAGGCCGTGGTTGACCTCGCTCGCGAGACCGCCCGCCTCAACGAGTTGGCCCGCCCCGCGCGCAACGGGTCGCGGGGAGGGTCGCGGGCGTCTTCGGCAAATGAGATTGAGAAAGAGCGCGAGAATATCGACCGCTTGATTGCCTCCAAGCAGCGCGAGATCGACGCGCTGCGCGAGACCGACCCTGTGCAGCGGGAAATGATCCGCTTGCGTGACCGGCTCAAGTTCGCGACCGAGGGCCAGCGCGAGGCGATAGAGGCAAAAATAGAGGCGGAAATCGAAGAAACTGCCGCCATGGAGCGCAAGGAGGAGTTTCGCGACGCGGTGGGCGACGTCCTGCTCGAGGCCGAAAGCCTGCGCGACGTCTGGAGCGGGATCGGCGACATGATCATCCGCGCGGCCAAGGAGGCGCTGATCCTTGGCTCCGGGCCTCTGGGCGGTCTCTTTGGCGGCAGCGGCATCCTGGGCGGCCTGGTCAGCGGCATTGGCGGCGGGCTTGGCGACCTCTTTGGTCTGTTCTCGGGCGGCTCACTCCTGTCCTTCGCGGACGGAGGCCTGCCCGGCTTTGCCAGCGGCGGCGATCCGCGCGTGACCCGCCCCGGCCTCCTTTTGGGCACGGGCACCGGCCGAGGCGACAAGATCCCGGCTTTCGTGAGTGCCGGGGAATTCATCATGACGGCCGAGGCCACAGCCCGCAACCGCGCGGTGCTCGAGGCCATGAACGCAGGCGCCATCATCCCGGGCTTTGCCGGGGGCGGCCTGCCTTTGCCCGCGCAGGCTGGGAGTACCGCCGGGGCGGCGGGCGGCGCAGGCGCGCAGGGCAATGGCGTCACGCGCCTGCGGATCGAGCCATCCGAGCTTTTCCACGCTGTGATCGAAGAGCGCGCGCGCGACATGGCAATTGAAGTCACGACGATGGGCATAAAGCAATTCATGCGCGACGGCCTGCCGCAGGCCGTCGACCGGATCAACAAAGACCCCAAGAGGCGCGGCTAATGGCAGACCCGCTCGCATTCCCGCTTTCATTCGCGGAGTTTCAGGCCAGGTTGAAAATCTCGGTCTCGGAATTTTATATCAACACGCCCATGCAGATCGACCGCACGGCGGGCGGTGTGCCACTCCCTGCCCAGACAGGCGAAAGCAACTGGCGCGGATCGTTTTCTCTTCCCCCCACCAACAACCGCTCGGACGCGGCCCGGATCGACGCGCTCTTGTCCGTGCTCAACACCCCGGGCGCATCGTTTCTCGTCTATGATCCGGTCAAGACGCACCCGGCGGATGATCCGGCCGGGACGATCCTGGGCGCGGCCACGCCGACGATTGCGCAGCTCGACGCAAGCGATGCCCGGATGGTCAAGCTGCAAGGCCTGCCGGGCCAATACTGGCTGCGCGGTGGCGATTTCATTGGCTGGCAATATGGCAGCAGCCCCACCCGCTACGCCCTGCACCGGGTTGTAAGCGATATTCAGTCGGGCCCGCTCGGCACGACCGACTGGCTTCAGGTGACGCCGCCCATCCAGCCCGGCATTATCGTCGGGGACCCCGTGACGCTGATCAAGCCCGTGATCAAGGCGCGGCTTGAACCAAATCCGGCCTACGGCGCGCATCGCTCTGGCAGGGCCGAAGGCGCGCAGTTTTCTTTCGTGCAGATCGTGGGGGTCTGAGATGCGCGACTACGGCACCGCCACTGAGACCATGCTCGCCAGCCTCACCGGCGTCATTACCCGGCATCTGGTCTGGGTCCGGCCTCGGCGACGCGACACCGGACTGATCGAGGCGGCAGGGTTTTGGAATGGCCTCGATGTGCGCCAGTTCACGGTGGGCGCAGAGGTGCGCAGCTATGCCGCTGCCGGGGCGCTGCTGGGGCTTGACCCGATCCGGGGCGAGGTGGGTTTGAACGTGCGCATGCACACGATCCGTTTTTCGGGCATCCCGGCCACGGTTCTGAACCTGTTGAACACCTATCATCTGCTTGGTGCACCCGTTGAGGTGCATCGCGTGTTCTTCGATCCGGTCAAGGCTGTGCAGGTGGGCCAGCCCGTGCGCGTGATCAAGGGGTCAGTCGAGGAGATGCCCTTGCCGCGCGCGGCGGAGGGCCAGAGCGCCGAAATCGAAATGACCGTGGCCAGCGCCGCTCGCGCCCTGACCCGCACCGTGGCCCTCAAGAAATCGGACTCCGCACAACGGCGCATCAACCCGGCGGATCGGGGCCGGGAATATGCGGCCGTCTCCGGTGCAGTGCCGGTGTTCTGGGGAGCTGGCAAGTCGCAGAACGGCACACCGCCGCCGACGGCAACCGTGCCTGCCACGCCAACAGCAGATGACCGCACAGGCGGCTTTTCGGGCAGCGGAGACAATCGCGGATGAGCCGGGCAATGCAACTGATCGATTATCTCGACGCCGTGCGGGCCAAGCGGTTTCGGCCCGGCTCGCACGACTGCGGCATGTATGTGGCCGGATGGGTGAAGGTGGCGACGGGCGTCGATCACGGTGAGCGGTGGCGCGGGCGCTATCGCAGCATGGCAGGCCTCACCCGCGTGATGGCCCAAGACGGCTTTGCCAGCCATGTCGATTACATCGCGAGCCTCTTCCCGGAGATCCCGCCCGCCGTGGCACAGGTGGGCGATCTGGCGGTGTGCGAGGGCAGCGCCATGGGCATCTTTGCCAGTGACCGCGTGTTCGTGCTGCGGCCTGACGGGCTGGGGCATCTGTCCCGCCTCAAAGCGGAGAGGGCCTTCCAGATATGATCCTCTTCTTTGCGATCCTCGCGGCCTTCATCGGAGCACCCAGCGGAGCTTTGGCCGAGCCGATTTCGTCTGCCATTGCCATCGCTCTTGCCGCATCAAGCGCGGGAGCTGGCACCTTTGCTGCAATTGCGGCCGGGTTCGGCGCGCTCGGGGCTTTTGCGACGCGGATCATCGTCGGCGCGGGCCTGTCGCTGCTGAGCCAAGCCTTCGCCAAGAAGCCGAAGGTGAACGGCCAGGGCATCCAGACAGAGCAGACCACAACCGGCGATGTGACGGCCGCCAAGTTCGTGGTGGGCACCTACGCCGTCGAGGGTCACGCGGTCGCACCCGCCTATTCCCGGTTCAAGAACAACGGCATCCTGACCTACATTCTTGAGGTCTCGAATGTCCCCGTCACCGGCCTGACCGGGCGGATCGTTATCAACGGGAAATACTCCGACATCGAAGCGCCCGCCGATAGTTCGGGTCCGTTCAATGAAGTGTTTACCGGGTCTGGCCGCCGCATCCTGACAGCGTTCCGGCAGGACGACACCGATCCAACCGCGTGGCTCTGGTTCTATGACGGCACCCAGACCAACGCCGCCGAGCCTCTGGTGCGCTATTACGAACACCACGTTGATCGCCCCTGGACAACCGACCACGTCTTGCACGGCACGGCCTATGCTGTGCTGGAGTTCGCGCTTGATCCCGAGATCTATCAGGGCCTGCCCTCAGTGCGTTTCGAGGTGAAGGGCATCAAGCTCTACGACCCGCGCAAGGATACGACCGTGGGCGGCTCCGGGCCGCATCGCTGGGATGATCCGACCACGTGGGAATGGACCGACAACCCGCAAGTGATCAATTACAACATCCTGCGCGGTATCACCGTGCCCACCGGCGACATCTGGGGCGGGCGGGTCGATGCAGAGGATTTGCCGCTTGATAACTGGTTCGCCGCGATGAACGAGTGCGACGTGCTCGTGGGGGATCGCAAGCAATACGTGGCCGGGTTCGAGATCAACGTCGAGGAAATGGAACCCGTCGATGTGATCGAGGAAATGAACCGCGCCAGCTTTGCCCAGATGAGCGAGTTTGGCGGCGTGTTCCGGGTGCGCGTGGGTGCGCCCGCCGCCCCGGTCCTGCATGTTACCGACGCGGATTTCGTAATCACGGAAGGCTCAGTGCTGACACCGTTCCCGGCGTTCGACACCGTGACCAACGGCATCACCGGCACCTATGTCGAGCCGAACGACATTTGGGAAGGCCGGGATGCCGATCTGATCCTCAATGAGGATTGGGTGGCCGAGGATGGCCGTCAGCGCGTCTCGAGCCTTGGCTTGCCAGCCGTGAGCGTCAAGGCGCAGGCGCAGCAACTCTTGAACGCCTATCTGCAGGACGGGCGGCGGTTTCGGACCCACCAGATGACATTGCCGCCGTCCTTTGCCCTGGTCGAGCCGCTGGATTCCATCAGCTTCACCTCCGAGGCCTTTGGTTACACCAGCAAAGTGTTTGAGGTGATCGAGGTCGAGGACCGCACCGACACGCTCTTGCAGGTCGTGACCGTGCGCGAGCGCGAAGCGGGCGACGTTGCGATCAAGCCGGAGCTTGAAGTCGCAGCCCCTCTGCCGACCAACGGGCAAACGCCGCCCGCGCCTCTGGTGGTGCCCTTGTCCGTCGCGGCGTTCGATCTGTCGGATGGGGCAGGCAATGCGCGCCGCCCGGCAATCCTGCTGACCTGGATGATTGAAAGCCTGCCCGCGATCCGCAACCTGAAATACCAAGTACGCGTGAAGGCCACGCAAGAGATCGTCGCAGAGGGGACCGCCTCGGTCTCTGATGCGCGTAAACTTGTACCTTTGGACACCCATCTGGCAAACACGGAAATGGAGGCGCAGGCGCGCTACGTGGCGGATGCGCCGACCGCATGGACGCCGTGGCTCAGCGTGACCACGCCGGATCTGCGGTTGACGCAATCCGACCTCAGCGACGCCCTGCGCGACCAGTTCGACGCGGCCTTTGCGGTGACACAGGCGCGCCTTGGGGAGGACGGCATTCCGCCGAGCGTGGCTGACCTGTTGAACCGCATCGAGCAGGTGATCGCCCCGATTGGCCCCGATGATATTCCCGGCACGCCGCATGTCGAACGGTTGGACGGATCGCTGCTGGCCGAGGCGCAGGCGCGAGCGGCGGACGCGCTGGCCGTCGCGGGCGGTATCCGGGCTGCGCGGGAGCGGATCAAATCTGCGGCGCAGCTGGCGCTCGAGGCCACGGCGCGGGATTTTCTGGCGCGCGATGAGGTGCGCACCACGCTGGTGGCCGAGGTCGAAGGTGCGCGCGCCGAGGCGGCTGCGGCGCTGACCGTTGTGGCCGACGGGCAGTTGCAGATCGCGCAATCGGTGCAAACGCTCGAAACCACGACCGCCGATATCGCGGCGCTGGCGCAGACGATTGATCAGGCGCGGATTGATGGCGACGGGGCGCTGGCCAATCAGATCGCGCTCCTCTCCGTGGGCACGGTCACACAGTTCGACCATGCCGTGATCTGGCATTGGGACACAACCGTCGAGGGCTGGACTGGCGTCTCCAACGCGCCCACAGTCACCGCCGACGGCTGGCTCGCCCCCGCTACGGGCAGCGGTGCCGTGTCGCCCGCCGGCCTCGCGATCCCCACGCAGACCTATCGGCAGTTGCGCGCCCGGTTGCGCCGCAGCGGCGCGCCTGCATGGGCCGCGCAATTCTGGTGGGCAGCCGGGGGCCAAAGCTTTGACGCCACGCGCCGTGTGACCGTTGGAGAGCCGGAATGGGCCGACGATGTGGCGCTGCTCACGGTCGACCTGGCGTGGTCTGGCATAGTGGACCGGGTGCGGCTCGACCTGCCCGCAGGCGTCGAGATCGACTGGCTGGCCGTCGGCCGTCCGGCCCCCGGCGCATCGAGCGCGGATTTGGCCGCAGAGCGCAGCGCGCGGATCTCGCAGGGGCTGGCACAGGCTGATGCTATCGAGGCGCTTGGGGCTGAATTGGCCGACCTGGACGGGCGGGCCACCGGCACCGCCGAGGCGCTGGACGCGACCACGGCCCGTGTGACAGACACCGAAACGGGCCTCTCGACGCTGACCGACGCGACCACGGCGCTGAGCGGCAGGGTAGACGATGCCGAGACCGGCATCGGCCTAATAGGCGACGCCGTGGATACCCTGACCCTGCGCACCGAGCAGCTGGAGGGCGGCGAGCGGGTGCAGTCCAATTCTACGCGGGCGGTGCGCTCGCGGATCAAGCTGGCCGGGGATCGGGCGGCTCAATTGGCGGCTCGGTCGATCCTTGGCAATATTGCGGCGCAAGACCTCTTGTCGCGTGCCAGCCAAGACCTCAACAGCAAGATCGAGCTGACCGACGATCAGATCAAGATCGTGGCCGAGGCCGTGACGCTGGTGCAGTCGGCCATTCCGGGGCTGGCCACCGCGGACGCATTGCAGGTTCTGGCGACGGAAGTAACAAACGTCGGCGGCGCGGTGACGGCCCTCGCCACGCGCACCTCGACGGTTGAGAGCGCACTCAACACGCCCGAGACCGGTGTTCTGGCGCGCGTCTCGACGGTCGAGGCCACCCGCGTTACGGAGGCGGAAGCGGTCGGGGCTATCAATCAGATCGTCTCGGTCAAATACGGCGATCTGGCAGCAATGGCCGAAGCTACGGCTTTCGCCGAGGCGACCGCGAACGGGATTTCAGCAGGCCACGTCGTGCGTCTCAACGGTGCCAACGTGTTTGAAGTGGTCAGCGTGGCTGACGGCATAGAGGAAGGGGCTACCGTCACCGGGCGCTGGTTAGGGAACTATTTGCGCCTCGACGGCAATGTCGAGGTCACGGGGGATTTCCTCGCGACCAAGATTTTCGCGCAGGATGTAATCGTCGAGCGGCTGACCGTGACCGAGGAGGTGATCGGCCTCGACGCGGTGGGCAAGATCAGCAACACGCGGCGCTCGATCAATACCGGGGGTTTGGGCACGGCGTATAGCACCGTCCTGACCCACGTTGCCAGCCACAAATCGCGCGCGTCCGAGCGGCACATGATCCTGTTTTGCCGGATGCAGATCGAAGGCTCCAGCGCGGCGGCGGGGAACGTCCTGGAATACCGCATCCTGCGCGACGGCGTGCTCATGTCCGGCGTGCCGCCACTCAAGCGCGACGTGCGCCCGGGTGAGGTGGCCTCGGAATTCTTCGGGATCAAGCAGCGCACGACGGTGGGGTCAACCAGCACCACCTACACGCTCGAGGCCCGCGTTGCGGCCAATGGCGCAGGCATCTCGGCCGTTACGATCAACACCGGCACCGAAATCTGGACCGAAGAGAAGTCAATCGCGGAGATGACATGATGCAGGGCATTCGCAACATCCGAAACCAACTGCTCGCCGCATCAGACTGGACGCAGCTTCCCGACGCGCCGCTTGGCTCGGAGGCGCGGGCGGCATGGGCATCCTATCGGCAGGCGCTGCGCGACGTGACAAACGGGGTGACGGGCCCCGATCAAATCGAGTGGCCCGCGCGGCCAGATCAGCAGGAGTAAGACATGACAACGACCTATAACACAGGGACGATCTCGGTCAGCAACGGCAGCACGACCGTCATGGGCGTGGGCACCAACTGGATCGCGGGCGGCATCCTGCCCGGCGACGATTTCCGCGCGGCTGGTCTGACGGTCGAGATTGCCTCGGTCAACAGCGCCACCTCGATCACGCTGGCGCGCGCGTGGCCAGGCGCGGGGCAGGCGGCGGCCAACTACTCGATCCGCCTCATCGACGAAGGCGAGCGGTCGCTCGCGGCGCTGAACGAGATCATCTCGGCGCTAGGCTCGGGCAATTTATCATCGTTTGCGGGGCTGGAGGGGGCCTCGAACAAGATGGCGTATTTCACCGGCGCGGGCACGTTGGCAGTGGCTGACCTGACTGTCGCCGCGCGGGCGCTCTTGGCACGGGCTGCGATTGAGCAGGCCAACCCGACCGACGCCACGGCGGGGCGTCTCTTGGCCGTCGGCGCGTTCGGGCTTGGGGCAACCGTCTTGACCAGCGTTACGGATTTGAATGCCGCCCTATTGAACGGCTGGTATAGCTACGGCCTGAGCGCGCTGAACCGCCCCTTTGTGAATGGCGGCACCGTGCTTGTGCTGTCCCCGAACGCCTCGCGCGTTGCCCAGATCGCCATTGAGCACAACAGCGGGAAGATTGCCACCCGGTATGTTTCGGAAGCCCCGCCCGCGAGCGGCGTGTGGCAACCGTGGGACGAGTTCGTTACGGCGTCAACGCTCAACGGGTTCGTTTCGGTGGAGGAAATCACAGTTGCAGACGATGCCGTCGGCGTAGTGGATTTGCCCGGCAGTCGCACCTCTGCCATGGCCATAATTCAAACCTCGTTGGCCTCGAACGGCGACGTCCAAAATGTGAATTGCGGCGTTGTCATGCTGGATGCCGGTCCAAGCCCCGCAGGGTTCTCTGTTTATTCCGGCACATCGTTCAGCGTCACCAGTACCACGCTCACTGGCACGTCCGGGACGGACGGGCGCACAACCGTTGCCCCGAAAACATCCGGGCAACTGCAAATCGAGAACCGCGGAGGCGCATCGCGCAAATACAGGGTGACATTCCTATGACCGAAATTCCACAAATCGAACAACTCGCGCCGGGCAGCTGGATGATTGATGGCGAAAAGGTTTTCACGAAGCCTGACGCCACTGAGGCCGAGGCTTTGGCGGCAGCAAATCCACCGTTGCCCACACCGGCAGAAATTGCCGATGAGCAGCGCGCGGTACGCGCCACCGCGATCAAGGCCGAGTGCCGCGCGCGCATCCTCGCCGTTGGCTCCGAGACCACCCAGATGAACATCGCCCAAGCCGGGATCGTGTTTATGGCGGCCGTGCTGGACGGTACCCCGCGCGCGGACGCTCTGGCCGCGTCCGGTCTGATCGAGGGCGATCTGGAATTGGCCCAACGCTGGAAGGCTTGGGTCGCGGCGATGCAGGCTGAATGCCGCCGCGCAATCCTGTCCGGCACCGACCCGGTCTGGCCCGAGGTGCCAGAGGGCGTCGCGGGCCTCGCCGCGCGCTTCTGATCCCAAAACCACAGGAGGCCCCGAGCGTGCTGGAGGGCACGCCCGGGGACGCGGGGCCAGGTCGCCAAACATGAACCCCGCCGACCAGGTAAGCCTCATGGCCGCTCCCTGCCCCAAAGGGGCGGCGACTTTATGAGGCGATTCGATTTGGAAGGTCTAGAACTGCGTTGCTGCGCATGCGGCCGTTTGCTATTTAAATACGAGAGAGGCGCGCGGATATCCGGCATCTCGATCAAATGCCCAAGATGCCGGGCCATGAACACACCGAGGCCAAGAGCCCTTCCCCCAAAGCGCGATGCGCTAAGAGAAGGAGCCAACCTTGGCCAGATCGACCACACTCCCGAAACCTGACCTGCCGCCCGGTGCGCCGGGCCTGCCCAAGGGCATCCGCTACCGGCGGCAATATGGCGTCATTGTCCTCCTTGAGGACGAGGCCGCCCAAATGGATGCCTTCGGCCGCCTGCGCCGTCAGGGCTTCAAATGCCGCGTGGTAGTGACATGAAGCTCGCCATTCACCACGCCAGCCCCATCCCGGACACGTACCGTGCGGCCCGGGTCTCCAGCCTCTTCAACGTCGAGGGTGACGCGGATTTCCGCCTCGAGGTCGAGGCCGATCTCTTGGCTAGGCCCTGGCAGATCGGCCTCATCGTCGGCCCCTCGGGCAGCGGGAAATCCTCGCTCGCCCGCGCGGCCTTCGGCGCTGAACTTGACCCACGCCCATGGCCCGAGGGCGCGCTGATCGACGCAATTGATCCCGAGGGCGAATTCGATGCCGTTGCGGCCGCCCTCTCCGCCGTGGGCCTTGGCACGGTGCCGAGCTGGCTGCGCCCCTTTCGTCACCTTTCCACCGGCGAGCAGTTCCGCGCTGAGCTCGCGCGCATTCTGGCCGAGCGGCCGGGCTTTGCAATTCTCGACGAGTTCACCTCGACCATTGACCGGCGCGTGGCCCAGATCGGGGCCGCCGCCTTTGCCAAGGCGTGGCGGCGCGGCACCGGCCAGTTCGTCGCCGTCACCTGTCACGAGGACGTGGTGTCCTGGCTGCAGCCCGATTGGGTGATCGACACCCGGCGGGCGGAGTTTCGCTGGAGGCGTCTTCGACGGGCACCGCGCATTGCCATGGACATTCACCAGACGGACGGCTCCTTCTGGCCCGCCTTTGAGCCGCATCACTACCTGAAGCTGCCCCGCATGATCGCGGCCAATTATTACGTCGGCTTCGTCGACGGCGCGCCGGTGGCGCATCTCGCCGTCTCGACCCGGCCGGGGCTGGTCGAGGGCCGCGCCTGTCGCCTCGTCGTCATGCCCGAGTGGCAGGGCGCGGGGCTGGGCCTGCGCTTTCTCAACGAGGTCTGCGCCCTCTGGAGGCGCGGCGTGAACCGCTACGAGAAGCCCATGCCGATGCTCTTTCACACCTCGCACCCCGGCCTCGCGGCAGCGCTCCGCCGCGATCCCCTCTGGGCGCAGGTCTCGGCCATCCTCTATGCCGAGTCCAAGGAGCGCAGCATGAAGACCCTCGCCGCCGCCCGGGCACGCAGAGGGCTCAAGCCCGCCGGGACCGGCTACGGCGGCCATTTCCGCGCCGTGCAGGGGTTTCGGTATGTCGAGTGA